CCTGAGCTGCTGTGCCCTTCTTTCCCCTACTTGGACTTGTCTACAGACATTCAGGTCGAAGGTAATACGGTTTATTTCGACTTAACTTACGGCTGCAATGTTCTTAACTGCCAGATCAAAGCTGAAACGACTTATGACACTCGTGAAGTAAATGAACAGTTCAGTGGCTGTGCTCGTGACCAAAAATATGAAGTGCTTGTAGTAGATACAAAAACTCATGCTGTAGTGACTGATAAAGACGGCATTGAGTCACCTATAGGCTTACGTTTCAAGCTCACAGACGCACAAGTACACAGCTTAAACGAGCAGCTTAAATACTACGCCGAAGAATTGGCAGATGAAGTGTGAAAGGTGGGTGATGTCTAAACGCGCCCTACTCCATAAGTCAAAACTAGAAGATTTCAAGTCTTGGCTTATAGCAAACCAAATTCAGTATCGAGATGGCAAAGGTGATTTTCAGGTTCTGCAAGTTGAAGTGAAAGATAGGTTTTACCCAATTTATGACAGGATTCAGGGTGACCACTTAACGACTCAAAGAGAACTCATCCCTTTAGTTAAAAGATACATAGCAAGTGAAAAGAATTAGGAGAAGATTATGAATGCGCCAGCAAACGGAACACTTATTACTACACAGATTGCTAACGTTGCTGAAACTCTTGGCTTGGTTAATGTTAATCCACAAGAGTTAAAGGAAACACTGATTCAAACAGCTTTCCGTACTGAAACACCTGCAACTGATGCACAAATGGCTTCTCTTTTGATTGTTGCTGGTCAATACAAGCTGAACCCATGGACCAAAGAGATTTACGCTTTCCCAGATAAAAACAAAGGGATTATTCCAGTTGTTGGCGTGGATGGTTGGTCTCGAATCATTAATGGAAACTCTAATTTCAATGGTATGGAATTTAAGTTTTCTGAAAATATGGTTCAAATGGAAGGCGCAAAAGTTGCTGCACCTGAATGGGTTGAATGCATTATCTACCGTAAAGACCGTGATCATCCTACTGTTGTTCGTGAATATTTGGCTGAGTGTTATCGCGCACCATTCAAGTCTAAAACTGGATATGTTGTTGAAGGACCATGGCAGAGTCACCCTTCTCGCTTCTTGCGCCACAAGGCAACTATTCAATGTGCGCGCTTGGCTTTTGGTTTTGTGGGTATTCACGATCAAGATGAAGCGGAACGTATCGCTGAAAGTGGACAACCTATTAAGGATGTTGCAAGCGAAGTGCCAGAAGGTTACCAAGCATTTGAAGATGAACATTTAGCTACGCTTAAATCAGAAGCTCAATACGGTACTGAACGTTTACAAGCTGCTTATGTAGCAATTCCAAAGGGAAATCTTAAAAAGCACCTTTGGGAAGTTCACTCAATTAGCTTAAAAGAAATTGCTCAGTTTGCTGACCAAGCTTTACAGCGCCAAGGAAAAACTTATGAACATTCTCCAGCGTAGTGATGATTGGCACTCGGAACGCTGTGGCAAAGTTACAGCAAGCCGAGTTAAGGATTTAAATGCAAAGCCTAATAAAGGCAAAGCTTTAAATGCATTGGGTTTAACAATTCTAGCTGAGCGCCTCACTGGCGTTCAGAAGGAAATCCCAACTAATTCAGTAATGCAATGGGGTATCGACAACGAGCCTCATGCAATAGCAGCTTATGAAAATGAAACGGGTAACTTTGTAGTAGGTACAGGTCTAATAGACCACCCTTTCATTGAAATGTTCGGAGCTTCACCAGATGGGCTTGTGGGTGATAAAGGTCAAATAGAAGTTAAGTGCCCAGACACTACAACGCATTTGAATACCCTGCTGACCAAGCAAGTACCAGATGAGTACATCCCTCAAATCACTAGTCAATTGGCTTGTACTCGTCGTGAATGGTGTGACTTCGTGAGTTATGACCCGCGTCTACCAGAAGGACTACAGATCATCATCATTCGTGTCTATGCTAGAGACTTGGCTATAGAAGCACTAGAGCAAGATGTTCGCAAATTCAACAAAGCTATAGATGACGCAATAAAAACATTGAAGGTGGCAGCATGACAGATTTGAATAAGGAAAGAGAAGTTAATCTACGCTTTGAGCAAGATGATGGTTTTGTTTGGGTGTTCGATGGTGATAGTCAATTTGGCACCGAAATCAGTCACTTAATGATGATGCATAGCGATGAATATAACGAAGATGAATTACGTGTTATTTGTAACCATGCAGCATGTGAAATTGACAGACTTAGAGCAGAGCTAGAAGAAGCCAAAGCTCAGGCGGTGCCAGAATGGATCTCAGTTGAAGTTCAAATGCCTGAATCATTACGAAATGTGCTTGTTTTGTTAGATGCAAACCCAGCTAAAAACCAAAACCAAATGGTTGCTCATTTTATTCCTAAGTTCACTGAAGAGTATCACGGTGATGATGATTGGTATGACTATGACGAAGATCGCGGCTGCGGTTATGTCAAAGAAGGATGGTATGCAAATACAGCTTACATTGGTGATGAGTATTCTAGTTATTTTATTGAGGAAAAAGTAACTCATTGGGAGCCACTAAAAGAAGCAAGCGAATTGGGAGCTGAGGGATGAGTGAAGAATACCTAAAAGAGAGACTTTACTGGGCTTTGCGTTCGAGCAAGACAAAGAAAAAACAACTCAATTGGCACCATGCCATGTATATGGCTTGTACAGGTGCCTCACATGGATATCAGCTTTGTGTTGATCTTGGGGTAGATCCAGAAGGTACAGATTTTGTTAAAGCGGAAAGTATGGAGGGGTGAATGGAGATTGATCGTCGTGTACGTGCTAAAGAGTTTATGATGCTAATGTCTATTGGCCGCACTAAATTCTATCGCATGATTAAGAATGGTGAAATTCCTCAACCTATCAAGGTAAGTGACAAAGAGGTATTTTGGCACGAATCAAGTGTTAAGAAAGTTGTCGAAAAACACAAAGATAATTCTGATATGATAGCCTGCTAA